ACTAATCTCTTCTTGCAGGTCAGTCTCATCGTAATCTTTCATATTTGCTTCAATTTGTTCTGCCGCCCACTGACATAGCGTTTTGAGATCCATACCATCGACAATCTGCCAGGCATAGTCACTCTTTAGATTTTCAAGTTGTTGAGGAGTGAGAGTCATTGGATCAGTGTAATGTGCGATGAAAGACATAAAAAAGAGGGAACGAATCCCTCAGGCAAAGATGTAACCAGAAGTGAATTCTTTGGTCACGTTGTTGTCACGAACGTACCAAACATAATCCTTCTGAAATACACCATCAGTGACTGCATTGCAGAAACGGTCGATAAGAGCATTCAGACGTGATTTGGTGGTGTTGGATTGCCAACCGCCATCAAAGATCTGAAGGTAGTTATCACCAATCTCTGCGATCTTGTTACCGTGAAGACGAACAATAGAGACATCATTCTCTTCGTTGTAGGTAACACTGGTGTTGGAAGATTGCCAATCTTTGTTGTTGGCAACTGCTTCGTTCATCAGGGTTTCGATCTTACGCATGTGGTTGAGTGGTTCCTACACTATAGGGGACATTTGGAGGTTACTAACAATAATCAGAACGGATGTGTCCATGCAAGTTGTTGTTTCTTCGTGATTCTTCCGTCACGGAGTAGACCATCGACCACATTATTGAAGACGGCTTGTTTTTCTTCTCGTGTGAGGTTCTTGTCAACATTCAACGCAGTATCTCTGACCACGCGAATGACTTGTGCTTTAGATAGTTTCATTTGGAGAGGAGAAAACGACGTGCTTCGTATGCCTGAAATTGTGAATTAAAGGTGGCAATCTTGGTCATGTCTTCACGCCAATAAAGCGCCCATTTGTGTGAACCAATCACACCTTTGATCAGAATAGGGTTATCAATGCCGAGAGGATAAGTCATGCTAATTCAGTTTCTTCTGAAGTGTCGATGATAAATTGATAACTCCGTTGGTCATCATCTGAATCTAACTTAAACCATTGTACAGGACAATTTGCTAACCAATCGTTAAAATCAATGTGTTGAGAATTAGTTGGGTCTAAAATCATTTTATCAACCTCCGTAGACTTCTTCAGCCATGGGAGTATCACTCATGCGATCAAGGTGATCCCACAGTGTGTTTTTCTCGCCAAACATTTCCTGGAAGAGATCAAGATCTTGACGATCGTATTGATCTTTAACGAGCCAAATCTCTTGTTCGATCCATGCAACTTGGGCACGAGCTTTGTCAAGTGACTTGCGCAACTCGAAAAGCTTTTGGTTTCGTTCGGTGAGAGTCATTTTAGTGTCGTTCATACTATAGAAGACATTTGGAGGTTACTAACTTTAATTCGTCAAAAGATTAAAGATAAACATTACAACACCACCAACAATCATGTAGAAGAAAAACTTAGGTATGTTGTAGAAAAGAATCTTTAGGAAAGTCATTTCATATACAGAAAAGAACCATAAGGATCGCAAATCGTAGGAGATTCGATAAGATCTTCGATCTGATACCTGATACCAACTGCTGGTGCTTTGTATGAAGCTGGTTTATAACAAGCACCAGTGTTCTTGTCTACAAACATCCAGCAAGAACGACCACGGTCTCTCTCACCACCAACCACAAGATAGCTCCAGATCTTTACATATTTCCGACCAACCTCAACCTCCAGTTGAGTATAAACAGAGTTGCAAGATTCAAGTGCATTTACTTTCCACATGTCGTTGAGAGTTTCAATCAGACAATCAGACAGAAACTCACCTTTAGTTTGAGTCTTCATAGCTTGAGTCATGTTCATACTATAGGGGACATTTGGAGGTTACTAACTTTTATACGTCCAATTCTTCGGAGGGATTAGAATAAAGATCGTTCTCAGTTGTGACATCAGTGAACACATCTTCATTCTTTTCAGAGAACAAGAGATAAAGAATCTCATCGTTATCTTTTACATTCCACTCCTGATACAGTGAAATAATATCACCTGAAACCTGATCTTGCTTCTTTTTCTTCTTTAACAATTTACCAAGTTTTTTGACTTGTGATTCATATTGTTCGAGTTGTTCGTCAGCGATATACTGAACTCGGTCCATATTGAACGTGAAGTCAGTACCATCGACCTGAAATGTTTCGACGTTAGATGTATCAAAATTCATCATTCTGCAGTCACGGTAGTAGCTTTGCCAACGTTTGATGGACCTTTCCAAACCAAACCATCTTCTTCCCACTTTTCAATAAATGCACGGCGAAGCATCATCAACTCATCATATCGTGTCTGTTGATTTACAGTGTAGTTGAAGTTTTGTGCCCTCCAAGTCTTACGAAGTTCTTGAAGTTCACGAATGATTTGAGAAGAATTGTTCATGATGTTTGGCTTACAATAATAGTGACGTTTGGGAGTTACTAACTTTAATTCTTACAGAATTCAAGTAGTTTGTATGCAATTGCATCGGCAGAAATACCTGATGCCACCACATATGCTTCAATTTCCATGTGGATCTCTTTATTAGTGAGTCCTAATCCTTTGAGTCGATCAATCAAAGCATTGATTTTTTGTTTGGTCCATGATGATACTTCAATGAACTCTATGAGTTCTTTCTCATCAAACATTGGTAAGGATTTACCATCAAATAGTGGACCAGCATTACAATCTTGAATGACATGTTGTGCTTCATGTCTGAATGTATCTAAATCATTTTCTGTCCACTCAACTTGACCCTCTCCAGGTTTTCTATTGTCTTGACAGACAACGAGAAGTCCAGAATAAGGGAAGTAAATACCATCAAGCTGAGGCTTAGCATCATAACAATGGACGGGATTATTGACGACGGTTGTGACACCGATCTCGTCCAACACTTTCCAGAGTTTAACATGATCTTTGAAGGTTGAGGCATGAACAGAATTAAATGGGATCAGACTGAGTGCCGATAATGTGGCGAGGATATACTTTTTCACAATAATGATGGATCAACATACATCATTATATCAGCTGGATCATCACTATCAAGATATGTTTCAGTGACACGAACTGCATCATCTACGTTAGAGAATATCATCTCCACATTGTCAATCGTTTGATCATTATGAACAACGACAGTCAAAGGTTCAACACCAGACTCATTGATTAGACCAGAAATATCTGACCAAATATAATCACAATCAAAATCATACTTGACGGTGACACTTTGAGTCGTAATCATTTGCCTTCCTCCAGAGTAACAGTACGATACTGGTTGATAACGTATTGAAGATCTTCGATACAATGACGCATCGTAGAACGTGAATAACCAGTGGCGTAAGGATAACCCTGATCAGGATCATTCAGTGCCTCGTATGACACTTTTACGCCATCTTCCAGATTTTCGATGATTGTTTGAAGTTGGGTGTCAATGTTCATAATAAGGAGAAAAGTGGTGCTCTAGGGTCTTTTAGGTGGCTCTAAGAGGTGTCTACACTATAGGGGACATTCCGAGGTTACTAACTCTTTCTTTTTTTGAGTTTGTTAATCAAAGTCATCGCAGATTTGTGGTTACGACATACTTTGATAGGGACACCATTGTGTATCACACACATCTTAGTTTCTGATCCTCCCATAGGAATTGCAGCCAGATGACCATCACCAATTACAATAGGTAGCGGACCTGGTTTACAATCAAGAATGTGAGAGTTTGTGTAATTCATCCCCAATTCTCCATATATTCTTGCAATGTGTAATATTCATCTGTGGAAGTCTCTTCCACCAATTCATCTAAAGTCATTTCAATTAAATCCTTGCGATATTCTTCGGGTGTTTGATCTTCTGGATCATAGTCCTCGTGACAAAGATACTCCCATTCTGCAACAAGTGCGTTGATAAGTTGTGCTTTAGAATAATTCATCGACGTGCAACTGAGTCATACATTTCACCTTTTTCGAAGACAATATCAACACAACGTTGTAGTGCCTTCTCGGTAGATACACCGACATTGTTGTAAACAGGGACACACAACATACCGTAGGTTTTAGCAGACGAACCCACACGAATCACACGACCAACAGTTTGCAACATCTCGATTGCGTCCATGTTACGAAGGAAGATAACGGCCTCAAGTTCTGAAACGTTGATACCTTCAGACAGAATAGAACGGTGGAGACACACAAACTTCTTGGTCTTATCTTTACCCCAAGTGTTCAACGTGTTGAAAAACTCTTCACGAGATACCTTCTGACCATCAATGATTGCACCAGTCTTAGCCGTAATGTAGAGGTAAGAATAACCACGGTCACTGAGTTGTTGTGCAAAATCTGTCATGAACAGGTTCTGCAATTGTCGTGTGGTCTTGACACAGACAAGGATCTTTTTGATGTTGATCTCATCAATAGAAGCCAGGACATTGTTCCCTTCCATGTGAGGAGTGAGAGACTTTTTGTCCACCTTGTCCATCTCAATCACCTTGACTTTAGGCGGAAGAATGTAACCATTCTGTACCAAATCAGGTGCAGATACACGTGCAATCACTTGACCATAAGTGTCAACCCAGTTCATGCCTGGTTTCTTCACAGTCACACTTGTTTTACGAGTTGCAGTGAAGTAGAAACAACGATCTGCCTTCTTACTGAAATACTCAGTGGGACCGTAGAAGTTACGTTGAACAGAGTTATGTGCCTCGTCAAAGTAAATCGTATCTACATCAATTCCACTCTCCTGAATACGATGAAGAGAATGATAAGTGGTAAAGATGATGACATGTTCACGGACAGTGTGACACATATCAACAAAAAGTTTGATGTGATCAGACTTCGTGGTACTGAAATGTTTCGTCTCTCCACTGTGAACGTGAAGAACGTTTGCATTGTCAATATGTTCCAGATACTCTGATGATAACTGTTCCATCAACAGAATACGTGGACCCACAACAACAATAGTTCGAGGAGTTTTTACCTCAAACCGTTTTACCGCATCCATAATAGCGATAAGAGTCTTACCACCACCAGTGGGAACGATAACTTGTCCGATTGAATTATTACGAAGTGCGTAAACAGCGTCCTGTTGATGAGGGCGAAGTTTGATCATGTAAGTGTTGCCTGTAATATAGTGGATCTTTGGAGGTTACTAACAGTATTACCCCAACAATACCTCAGGAAAGTATGGAGTAAGGTCAGAATCTACGACACGGTGTTCACATTTAATAAACTTCTTTCGTGATACATTCTCAACGTAGATCAGGTGGTCAATATCAATATCTTTGTAATCTTGTGGGGTGCGTTTACGAATCAATGCAAACGCCTCGTTTTCTTCACGAGTGGATACAACAACTTTAGACAGTTTATCAATATCTGTCAAGAAGTTAGTGATAAGATCATATGAACGATCTTCGACAAACTTATCATAATGGTGTGCAAAGATGAACTTAGAGCCACTACGAACACCACCAAAGTGTTCTTTAGTCAAACTCTTTCCACCTTTGACCTTCATACCAATCACACTCGTCAAAGTTTTCTCAGGATGTTCACTCCACTTCAAAAATGCTTGTGGTGTCAAAAGAGCACCAGTGTCATCAATTTTGTGTGAACTTGCCCAACAAATACCACCCGAAAGATCTTCCACAACCTTGAACATTGTCTCACGGGTGTAGATATTAACCTGTTCATCTGTCAGTGACATAATCAACTTAAGTTGATCAGTCAAAAACTTCTTAGTGGTAACTGTCATAACGGTACGAATCTAATAATG